TATTTCATCAGGTGGTGTAGTTGATTTTACCCAAGTTCCAACTTTTCCGAATGACACAATAGAAACAGCGGATATTCAAGATGACGCAGTTACTCAAGCTAAGATAGCTGATGATGCAGTAGGTGCTGATCAGTTAGCCTCAGATGCCGTAGTAACTGCCTCAATTACAGATGGTAATGTTACAACAGCAAAAGTTGCAGATGACGCTATAACTTTAGCTAAGATGGCAGGATTAGCACGAGGAAAAATCATAGTTGGTGATTCAAATGGAGATCCTTCCGCTCTTGCACTTGGAAGTAATGGTGAAGTTTTAAAAAGTGATGGTAGTGATTTAGTTTTTGGTAGTGTATCAGCTAGTGTAGCCCTAGATGATATAGGCGTAGGAGATGCTGAAAGTACACTGGCTACCAGTGCTGGAAATATTATCATTGACGCTCAAGGTTCCGATACAGACATTATATTCAAAGGCACAGATAACGGTGTAGATACAACATTTCTTACTTTAGATGGCTCAAACGCAGGTACTGCAACTTTTAATAATCAGATGGTAATAGGAGGTAATGTAACTATTGATGGCGATAATTCAGAAACTGCTATAATACGTTTTAGAACAACCAGCACATTCAATGGCTCATTTGCGATGCAAGTTTTTGCTAGTAGATTTTTTGTTTGTAGAAAAGTTAGTACAGCCACAGCAGTTTTTACTTCTTTTCATAATAGTTCAGGAACACAAATTGGAACTATAACTGCATCTGAATCTGCAACAGCTTATAACACAACTTCTGATTATAGACTTAAAGAAAACGTGGTAAATATAACCGATGGTATTGCACGTTTAAAACAGCTCAAACCTAAAAGATTTAATTTTATAATGGAACCTGATATAACTCTTGATGGTTTTTTAGCACATGAAGTTACGGCTGTACCTGAAGCAATATCAGGTGAAAAAGACGGCATGGTTGATATTGGAACACTTAAAGATAAAGAAGGAAATATTATTGGGACTAAACAAGAAAAACCTGATGACCTTCATATAACTGGGTATACTTTTGAAAAAACAGGAGAAACTGAGGAGTATCAAGGTATAGACCAATCTAAATTAGTTCCATTACTTACTGCGGCACTTCAAGAAGCAGTAACTGAGATAGAATCATTAAAAACAAGAGTAGCTGCATTAGAGGGAAGTTGATAAATGAGCGATGCAACTGAAAAAATACATGAAGTAGATGCAAAATTAGAAGCGCATGTAGCTCGTTCTGAAGAACGAGATAAAACTGTATTTAATAGATTGGATAATATAGAAAGAAATATTAGACAACATACATTTGCTTTGTTAACAGGCATGGCAGGTGTGATTATTACTTTATTGTTGAGATTATAATGCCACTAGTAAAACTACAATTTAGACCAGGAATAAATAAAGAAAGCACATCCTATGCAAATGAGATGGGTTGGTTTGATTCTAGTTTAATACGCTTTCGTAAAGGCCGTCCTGAAAAACTAGGTGGTTGGTTAAAACTAAGTACCTCTACTATTTTAGGCACAGTGCGGTCTTTATTTAGTTGGGTTGCTTTAGACGGTTCTAAATTTATGGGTACAGGAACTAGTGATAAATTCTTAATTGAGGAGGGTGGTAATTATTTTGATATAACTCCTCTTCGTGCTACACAAGCAGGTCTTTCTAATCCTTTTACTTCTACTAGCAGTAGCTCTGTGTTAACCGTAACAGACACGGCTCATGGTGCATCAACAGGAGATTACGTTACATTTTCAGGTGCAAGTACATTTCAAGGTGTAGCTGCTTCTGCCATAAATACTAATCATCGTATTACCGAAGTGTTAAGTTCCTCACAATATAAAATAGACACTGGAGATGTAGCGTCTGGAGCTGGTACAGGTGGCGGCACAGTAACGGCAAAATATGAATTAACGACAGGGTCTAGTTCAGCAGTAGGTGGCGTTGGTTGGAGTGCTGGTTTATATGGCGGTAATTTACAAGATGTCGCAGTAACCACTTTAAATGGTGCAGTAAGCAATAGTGCCACTTCAATTACCTTAACTAATGTTACAGGTTTTACTTTACCGTCAGATACAACTTTATCTGCTGATATCGAGATAGATGCTGCAACTATCGCTGTAGCTGATAGTTCTAGTTTTCCAGCAAGAGGCACAATAAAAATTGGTAGTGAAAATATTATTTATACAGCTAATGCTAATAATACCTTTAGTGGTTTGACCAGAGGTGCAGACGGTACAACAGCAGCTGTGGCTAGTAGTAGTGCTAGTGTAAAATTTCTAGGATTAATAAAAATTAATAATGAATTGATACTATATGACACTGTATCAACGGCTACATTAAGTGATTTAACCCGTTCTGCTAGAGGTACCAATGTTTATAGTGGAACTGACCGAACTTCTCCCACAACTGCTAACGCATCTCACAGTGATGGTGACACAGTCACACTAGCAAATAGTTTTTCTGGTTGGGGTGATTTATCAGATAACACTAGTCCTAATTTGCAGTTGCGATTATGGTTTCAAGATAATTTTGGTGAAGACTTAGTATTTAACGCTAAAGATAACACCCCCTACTACTGGGATAGAACTTTAACAACAGGAACAAGAGCTACCGATTTAGCTTCACAATCAGGTGCATCAGACGCACCAACTATAGTTAGGCAAATAATGGTATCAACTGACGATAGACACGTTTTAGCTTTTGGCTGTAATGAAGTTGGCTCTACAGTACGTAATCCCTTGCATGTAAGATTTTCAGATCAAGAAAACCCTTTTGTGTGGACACCAAGAATTACTAATACCGCAGGTGGACTAACTATATCTTCTGGTTCAGAGATTATTCGTGCAGTAAAAACAAAACAAGAAATACTAATTTATACCGATGTAAATACGCACTCTATGAAATTTTTAGGACCACCTAATACTTTTGGTATTACTTTATTAGCTAGTAACACAGCTCTAATAGGCCCTAATGCAGTAACTACAGTTGCTGATAGTGTGTTTTGGATGAGCACAGAAAACTTTTATGTGTATGCAGGCCGCTTATCTATTATACCTTGCACGGTGTTACGGCATATTTTTGACGATATTAATATTGATCAAAGCGAAAAAATTGTAGCAGGGTCGAATAAAATGTTTGATGAGATATTTTGGTTCTATCCGTCCTCTGGTTCTGAAGAGAATGATAAATACGTTAAATACAACTATGCTGAAAAAACATGGGACATAGGAACATTATCACGCACTGCCTGGTTAGATTTTAATATTCATACTTTACCTAGAGCGGCAGGTAATGACAGTAATGGTAATACTTCAGTATTTACTCATGAGACAGGCACGACTGATGATGGTGCGGCTATGACTAGTTTTGTCGAGTCTGCTGATTTTGATTTAGACCCCGATGGCAATAATTTTATGCTAGTTAGCCGTATTATTCCTGATATTGCAGCAACAAATCAGGTAGATTTTGTGTTAAAGACTAGAAACTTTCCTGGTGACACGTTAGCGACTAATTCAACTAATGCGGTATTACCTACCACGCAACAGGCTTTTACTCGAGCTAGAGCAAGACAAATAGCTTTACGTATTGAAAGTAATATATCTAATGTTAACTGGACGTTAGGGGACACTAGACTTGACCTTAGACCTGATGGGAGGCGATAATGGCTAAACTACTTCTGTCATCGTTAGCACAGGCACCTGATGAATACGATCCAGATACCGTACAAAGCATTTTGCGAGAAATCGAACTAGCTTTGCAAAGTAAAGATTTTCCACAACAGGTAGAGAGCACTGATAATGCTCGTAGCATAGCGTGGTTTTTAGGTTAGATGAGTACGTTTTATAAAAATGCTAAAGTAGACTTAACTACAACAGATATAACTACTTTATATACCGCACCAACGGCCTCAAGCACGACTAATCCCGCAACAGCTATTTTTAAATCTATTCTAGTTGCAGACGATAGTGGGTCAGCTTCCACTATAACATTGACAATTACTGATGCGTCATCTAACGTATTCGTATTGTTTAACGTCAAAGCCACCACTGGTAATGGCACGGTTGAATTACTATCTGCGCCATTAGTAGTAGAAGAAGGGGAGGCTTTAAAAGTTACGGCAGGTAACGCTAACCGCTTACACGTAGTAGGCAGCTATTTAGAGATTACTAGAGATGACTAACGGCATACAACAATTAGCAGACAATTTAGCAGAGTTTGGACGATATGGTGATACCTATATGGTACACGCAGCAGAGGGTGAGACGGTTGTTCCTGCTGAGATACTAGAAGCTAACCCTAACCTTAAAGACGAATTATTTAGACAAATGCAACTAATGGGTATTCAAGACCCTAATCGTTATGTCGTAGGTAATACCTTAAATAGTATTAACCCTATCACGGGTCAACCAGAGTTTTTCTTTAAAAAATTATTTAAAAAAGTTGTTAAAGTTGCCAAAGTAGCGGCTCCGATTGTCGTAGGTGCATTCAACCCTGCGGCTGGTGCAGCATTAGGGGCAGGTATAGCTGCCGCTGAAGGTAAAGGA